TTTAATAATTAATACTTGGATAACTACAATTAAGTAGTCAATCCTTGAATTTTTACAACATCATTTGCTCTGGTTGTCAAATCAGAGTTGAATCTAAATACTATATAGAATCTTGTCCAAATTGCCATTTCTTCAAAATGAGTCATTTGTAAGTTTGAATCTGTTCCAGCAGATACTAAAGCAGTTGCATCAGTTGCCTCCGAATTAACGAAAATGTTGGCTCTCATTCTAGTGAATGGGATTTCAACATCTGATACTGACCACTCTTTTCCAGCGAAACTTGTACCATTCATAAAATCGAAAGGGAAGTTTTCAATGATTCCAAGCGCACCGTCACGGAAAAAGAATCCGTTGAAGATGTCTGATCCTGGAGCAATATTGCCAGTTTCATACATTCTGTCAGTTCCCAACATACCTAAAGCTTGTAAGTTCTTCTCATTTCCTACACCGAATTTAGCGGCTTCAGAACGTTGAACAGCAAGTCCAGCTCTATTAGTTACTAATCTGTATTCTCCTGGTAATTCGTTTGCTGCCATAAGAGCCTCCAAATTGAAGAACATTGTTTCTTTCTGAGCAGCTTTATTTACTTCTAAAGTATCTGTACCAGCGTTAAAAACGAAAGTACCGTCACCTTGAGAAACTTGAGTCGTAAAATTCAGTAATTGAGTTTTCCGTGTTTCAATAGTTGTGGTCAGTAATGTTTCAATTTGATTACCCATTGCAAAAGCAACGTTTTTCATCACCTGTCGCTTAGTTGTCTCAGCATCTAAAGCGTTGTTTTGAAATTGTCCAGGATAAAATCTAAACCCTGAAAATACATCTACTGCTGTAAATGTGAATTGTGCCGATTCTGGCAAGTTGTCAGGTATAAAAGAAAATCCTGGAGTAGTGTTTACCGTTACCGTTTGATCTATGATAACTGGAATTTGAACATCTCTAAGTGAAGAAAGCGTGTTCATTCTTTCTCGAACTGAAGGCATAATATACTCTTCAGTTGCTGGGGTTGAATCTTTTACAGCATCAACTAAGCCAAGTTCCGAAAATCTCTTTTCATTCTGTGCATTAGTGTCCTGTATATCCAACCAATCAGTTGCATCTAAAAAAGCCATAAGACTGTTTTTTTTTTTTGTTAATAATTAATTTAATTGTCGACAGTCTTTTGTCTTTCCGATATGTAGTTGACTAGATTTCTGCTAAGTCTGTTTAGCGGCTAAAATCTTGTCATTAAACTCTTTGAACTTTTCAACGTACCCTTTGTCAGTTTTTTTAATCCCTAAAGTTGCCATGTGTGTTCTAATCGCTTCTGCTCTTTGTTTTGGGTCTGCGTTTTCAAGTATTTCAAATGGTAATCCTTCTATTGAAACCGTTTTATCATTTGGTTTTGCTCCGCTTCCTACTATTTGACGACCCGCTAAAAGTTCCTTAAGCGGTTCATCTTTTCCGAGAAGATCTAATAAATCGATTCGCTTGTGTTCGTTTTCCTTATCAATCGCAATTGCTTTTCCGTCAACGATTTCAAGCCTGTGAGTTTTTAAAACCCCCTCTTTAAAAGTCTTCCACTTAGCATCAAACTCAAACTGATTCACTCCTTCTGGAACTACTGGCATGACTCCGGTAAATGAAACTTCCAATTTTAACTTAGAATTAGATTCCTCCAGCTCAGGGTATTTATCAGCAGTTTCTTTTATCTTGTCATAATCAGCAACCTTTTTAAGCAAATCATCCTTTTCAGTTTTGAGAGATTCAAGTTGTTCTGCAAGCTCTTTGTTGCCGTCACCTTTTGAGATTTCTTCTAGCTTATCATCAATCTCCTTCTGTTTGGCGTCTAAATCTGTTTGCTTAGTAGCTAAATGCTCTACACCAGAACGAGTGAAATAATCAGCGAGTTTTTCACCCTCTTTTCTCTCAATTCCGGTTTCCTTTTCAACCTTTTCGGCTGCACCTGCTAGAATCTTTTCTGCATTGGTGTTTGCTACTCCCTTGAATTCCTCTTCCATTGTTTTTTTGGCCTCTGCCAATTCATTGGAATGTAATTCGTTAAATGCTTTAACTTGATCTTCACTCAAGCCGTGTTTTTCAATGAACTCTTCATTAATCTCCATAGTCTTTTATAGATTTAATTTATAATGTTTCGCATCAAATATACAAAATCTATTCTGCTTTTGACGCGTTAATTCCTTCAATCAATTTCTCAGGTCCAGCTTTGTGGTGTGGTTTTTCACCAACAGCCTTTAAATACTTCTCTCTGAGCACTTCAATTTCCTCTTCAGAATATTCTTTTTCTTCATCAAATGAATCATCTGTTTCAGTTTCTTCATCTTCACCCTCAGTTTCCTCCTCTGTTTCTTCCTCTTCCTTATCTTCATCTTCATCAACAATTGGCTCCTCTTTTTTGGCTTTTTCTTTCTTAGGTTTAGATTTGCCCTCTGCTATAGCGTCAATTTTCTCCTCTAAACGTTTGATCGTTAATTGGTCTTTTGTCAGTTCTTTTTCAGGAACTAAATATATATTGATCAAATCTTGAGCGACTTGTGGTTTTGCTTTTGATAATGCTTTTGTCACTTTCTTTTTATCAGCATCCTCATTAACATTATAAATATCAATGATTTCCACTTTTGTAAACCCTAGATTTTGACAGTTTTTCAAGAAATTAGAATATTCCATTGAGTCATAGGGTAATTTGACAAATTGGCTTTCAGACTGCAATTCACCTTTTTCATTGTAAGATGGTTTGCCTCTATAGAGCTTTAATTTTACGTAAATTGATGGATTCTTTTCCATTGTTTTTATTTTTGTGGCACTTCTTCCAGTTCTTCATGATCTGATTGTGGTTCCGGAACTGCCTGGTTAATTATTTCTAGTAATAAGTTGTTAATAATAATAAGTTTTTCTGAATTGGACGAATCCATGCCATTCCAAAAGACAACAATATCTCCAAATTCGGCCTCAAACAGGGTTATCCAATAGTTGAATCTAGTTTGTAGTTGCTTTGTATTCCAATCAACTGTGAATTGTTCAAGTGCTGTTGTAAAATCCTGATCCGCAACATAAGGCATTAAGTCATAAAGGATTGCCTCTCGTTCTGCCTTTTCTTTATTAAAAATGTTGTCTTTTTTGGAAAGGCGTAGTAATATTTTTTTTCTTTCTATTGGATTTGGTGAAATCTTGAATAAATCGTATAAGGTTTCTTGGCTCTCAAGGAAAAAATCGGTCCCATAGAACGTTTCAACCATTACATTGTCTGGACCAAACTTTAAAGCCAACATTTTCCAATCTGAGGCTTGGTTAATTGTACTAATTTGTAGTGAAAAGCTCCTTAATTTGTTCTGAGCTAACGTAAATCCAGCTTTTACTTGCTCCTCGTTCTTTCTTTCACCTGTCTGGTCCTGTAATTCTCCAGTAACTGAGCGTTCAATTTCCTTGGCTAATTCCTTAATTCTTTCATCAAGGTATTTCATTGCCTCCACCGGATGATGATGGAAATTGATATAATCCGTAACAGCAGACATATCCAAGCCGCCACCCTCTAATTTTATAGGGGCAACAGAGATAATAGATCCTGTTTGAAGTACTGATTGACTTGCGTTATGTGATTTTAGCCATTCATCTGACCTATATCCGCTGATTTCTCGCACTGTCATAGGCTCCTTGTCAGATGATGTGCCAGCGTCTTTATCATCATTAGATACGAGCTTTGATTTCACCATTGTAACAACTGGAATTGCTCCATTTGGTTCAGTCATTTTCTGGAGTGTCTTTAAAAACACGTATTCCTCCATGTCATATTTGGCATAGGTGAAAATTGACTTTCTAACAATATCGTTATCTCTGGAAAAAGGTTCGGATGAAATGTAATCCGCTGGACATTTGCCTAGATCATGCGGAAAAGGACCAGCAATAAGCTTAATTTCTTCATCATAAAAGGCGAAAACTTGAGTATCCATGTAAACAAAGCCGTTTATATGATTAGTAGTTCCATTTTCATCAATAAAATCTCCATGTGCTCTAAATGCAATCCTGAATATTGTGCCATCATGAGAATCAAGGGCAACTACTCTATCAATCGAAATAATATCCCTGAAAGGTTCGTTGATTCCTTGTAAATCTTCAATTATAATATCGTTGTATCTGAATAAGAGCGCATTGAATAGCGTTTTCTTAAATTTCTTATGGTCTAATTCCTCTGGATTTTCGACCTCTTCACCGTTGATAACGTATTTAAAATGAGAATCTTCAGCGAAAAACACCCTAGCAAGTTGGGGCTTGATCTTATCATTTACGATTTTTGCAGATGGTGAGGGGAATCTAAAGTACTTGTAAAAGGTCAAAAAGTTGTCTGTTCTGAGTAGCATTTTAATCCAATTCAGGAACTTATCATTTGTCCTGAAATTACGTGTGGCCCATTGCTCAATGTACTCTTCAGTAATTTCTTGTTGAACTTCTGATTGTGTAAAGTAGGCAATTTCATCCTGCTGTCTTCTAGCAGTCATTATATCCTTAAAACCTATTTTTTGTTTAATGAATTCTTTCGCCACTATGCAAAAATTGAATAGTTCAAATCTACGAATAAAAAATTAGTATAGAAAAAATCTATGAAGATTGCAACGAAAAACCCCCTGAAATTAATCAAGGGGTTCATTTCTTTGAGCAGTTAGGCTTCAGTAGATGCACCTACTTTATCCAAATTGATACCTAGCTATCGTAGCAATCTGTCCTGCTCTCTTTTTTATAGTTTGAACACACAATAGGATTCGAACCTATTTTAATATGTCAATTTTGTTTGCTGCAAAAATCCATATTATTACCCCTCGCACCAGCATAGACCAACTAGTATTGTCTTGGGGTTGTGTGCTGCAATACAAATATACACAAAAAAGAGGGAACTTTCGCATCCCTCAAATCTCGTTAACAAGGCAACGTCTTACGCTGCTTGTCTAAGTTGTGTAACCTCTGCGGTTAAGTTATGCTCTCGTAATACCCAATTTCTACAGTCTAATCCAAATCATCCCCAAAAAGTGTTTCATCATAGGGGATTTTAACACAAACTTACCCTATATATTGACAACAATCAATAAGGTGAGATTCCAGGATAGGAGACTGTTTACGCGCGCTGTTCTCCGGTTGTAGCCTGTTTTATTTCTTTTGAATCTCTAGTGGAGATGCGGAGAGTCGAACTCCGGTCCAAATAGGTTGAAATATTAGTCAATGAACGTGTTGCAAGATACAAAAAAACCAGCACTATTTCTAATGCTGGCCTAGTCAATCTTGAAAAATAAACATCATCTAGCAAGGAACTAGATTACATTGGTTTAAAGATACAATTATTCTTCATCATTTGCTCTTTTGATTGCGTCTATTAAATCTTGTATTGTTGCTGCAAATGTCATAAATGGGTTATATACTTCATTAGTAAACAATTCGCCTGTTTTTTCAGTAAAATGTTCTTCAGCGAAATTCAATTGGATTTTAGTATATTTCTTTTGATGGAACATAAACCGTTGTCTTAATTCGGCTATTTCTGCTAGATGTTCACAATTATCAATCGCAATCATAGCCTCATTGAATGGTACAAATTTAAGTTCAATCTGTTTTCCAAATATAGCCTCAACCTTAATAGCTGGAATAATCTTTTCATTTGGATCTGCACATCCACTATTGCCGTAACTCAATCCTTTATCTAAACACATAGCACTAATTTATTGATTTTCTTTAACATAAACCTGAGTAGGAATATAAAACTGCCCCTCAATCATTTCATCTTTGTTCTGGTTCATCCATCTAACAGCGGCCTCTTTTGAATTCCAGATGTGAACGCCTTTCTTGTCAAAAACGCATTGATCTGGAGAACCTGAAATCATTATTTTGATAATCCATTTATCTGTCATTCGGGGTTGTTTAGGAGTTGTTCAATTTCTTCAATTATTGAATACAGTGATTCATGTTCTTGCTTTGCTAAACTTCCCCTTATCTCCTCCTTTAGTCTGGTGTTCTCTTCTTTTTCTCGTTTCAACTTCCCCTCTGCAATATGCCATTTTTCTGAATTTTCTTGAGAGGTTTTCCAATGTAAATCCCTTGCTGTTTCTATTTCTTTTATCTGTTTTTTCTGTTTTGCCAACTTACTAACCGCCCTCAATTCTCTCGATTTATACATTGCGACTTGTTGTTCATAAAACTCATTTTCGGATATTAAGGCTTTCTCTTTTTCATTCATCTCGCTTGTTTTAGTATCTGTTGAATCTTTGCAATGATAATATAGGTCGGGTTCTACACCCTGCTTGTTGGCGGCTTTCTTGATCTTCTCAATAAGCTCTTTGTCGTTCGTCATTCTACAAATAAACTCAAGCAGGGAATGGCTATTAGTAGTATTATTATCGCCGTGACCATAGTTTATTGTTTTTACCAATCATCACATTGAGGATATGGCTTCTAGGTCCGAAATTACCGCATAGAATATTGCTTCCTGTCGTGGATTGTCTGTGTATTCTTTGGCTCTTTCTTTGTAAATTTCGATTAACTCTTTAATTTTATTTTCCATAATTTATTTTTTATTTACTGTTTAAAATTTTATTGATTTTAGTAATACCTATCTGTTCACCGTTGTGCATAAAATAACAGTTTCTGTTTATGGTAATTCTAATCCTGTTCTTCATTAGAATCTCTTGAATTATAACCGCATCTTCACCATTCACAATGCTACCATCTAAAAACTGCACAAAAGCACCCTCATACGTTCCACCGTGATTACAACAGGCGTTCATTAGTCCGTGTAATGTTCCCAAGCATCCGTCATGCCCTTCAGGTGTTTTTTCTAGGTTGCAATGGGTGCATTTATTCATTTCCCCAAAGTATCAATATCAATTGCTAAATTTTGTGGAATAAGTCCGAAAATATCGTAATGTTGTTCAAGTAATTGCTCTATTAAATCAATTACAGCTTTAATTGGCACATCATTACTCTCAAGAATATTATGTAAAAACAATCCTCCATTATTGTATTGGCTGACATTAATTGAGTTTTCATCCTCATCATACCACCCAATTGTCCCAAAATTTGTTAGTGGTCTAACCACAATCTTCCAACCACTATGAGATACATTTAACCAGCAATCATACAATGTGTCTGGCTCTACGGTTTCAACTTGATTTCCTTTGCAGATTTGTACGCCATGTATAGCGTGTTGTGCGAATTGTTTAAATTTTATTTCCATGATAATTTGTTTTTGTCACTCACAATGTACAAACTAATTTTGATTAATTAGCATTATTTGCTTATTTCTTTTACGATATTTCCCCTCCAAATTGAGATGCTTCCCATGCCATGTGGGCATAAAGTGACGAATCCCAAAAGTGATCATGTCCATCTTCAGGCTGATTTATCATAATTCCATTAACCTCTTTCCAGTGGAAGTTTTCCTGTTCAGATAGGCATTCTTTGTAAAAGCGATTCTTAACTATGTGGATTTTGAACTTTTTCATGTCTAATATCCAGAATGTTTTCCCTTTTGTCTTGGAAACCTTAGACATTTCATACCCTTTTGCGTACATATCAGATACCATTTTGGTAACTCCTTTACGCTCTGAAACGTATCTATCTGAAGAATCTGCTGAAATAGGTATGAATTTACTCACTCTTATTGCCTTATAAGCATCTTCCAAATCATCTGCTGTTTCTGTTGAGGCATACCAAAGGCATTCTAAATAGATGTTGTTGCCCTCTCGACCATATTTTACCGTCACTGAAGGATCTGAAACAAAGCCAAAGTCTTGACCATAGATATGCCCAACGTCCGGAAACGCATCTATCCAGGTAATTAATTTGAAGATTTGCCCCTTCATTGCACCCCTCAAGCCAAGGCCGTACACTTTCCACATGAATTGATCCGCTGTTCCTTGTTCAATATTCGTTGGATGTGGAGGAGGTTGGTTTTTATCATCAACTAATTCGTCTTGATAGAAGATTTTATGCTCAATTATATCACAAGAACCAGGCAACCAAGGCTCATAACTCAGAATCTTTTGCTTTTCCTGAATGGAAATAAACGGGTTATCTTGGTAAGTGGTCCGGATATAGCCGACATCATCACGTTTTAACACCGATTCAAATATCCAGTGCTGAGTTAATGAGGGGTTCCAATCCATCCACCAGAACTTTTTACACCTCATTTCGGCTTGGTCGAATATCTTCTGAGCAATTGGTAAAGGCTCATTTAGCCAAAGCAAATCACATTGAGCGCCATGAAATTTAGTGAGCTTGTCAGCCCCTAAGAAGTTGATTTTGATGCCTAATATCTTGAAAGTTTTGATTTCTTTAGCATCATGAAACGGGTTATCTAATCCAAAATCATCTAATCTTTGAGAGAAATCGTTGTAAAGGGTTGTCTTGAATTCAGCATACGTTTCCTTAATGATGTTGCAAACACCTCTTTTGGTGTTAAATCTAGTGGCATATAGGATAATGAAATCAATTGAGGCATACGTTTTACCGGATCTACTTGAACCCTCTAAACCAACACCACGTTTCCCACCAATCAAAACAGGCGGCTCAACACTTGTATCATATTCCTGGTCAACAAATGATTTGACTAGATAGCGGAAATTCGGGTTGATTTGACGTTTAGCCATTTATAATATCATATGTATTCCGTTTTACACCATGTACATTCTGATATGCTTAACCAAACTCTTCCTGTCCAATCTTCTCCTAAATACCGAATCTTTCCACTCTGACAATTAGGGCAGTTGTGCGTGAATTTCAAAATATTGTGTTTTATTCTTCTTTTCATTTTTTTAATTCAGGATACTTTACTAATGCCGCTTTAATATTCATTCCGAATGATGTCATTGGATAATCATCCATAAACGTTTTAGTACATGGAATTCCCATACTACAAGCTAATTCTTGCGTTTCAAATCTAATCTTTTTCAATTCTTTTGTTTTGGCTTTATAATCCATCATTCATTCTTTTCATACCCTTTTTCAAGTCCAATTGCGGCTTGGTATATGCAAAATGCTATTGCTAGGAGGATCATTTAATACTCCATTTTAAAAAATGACGGGAATATCCGACTACTTGTTATCATCCCGTCAATCGCTTCTGAACCATCATCTTTGGTGTAATTTGCAGGAAATACTGTCCATCTATTTTTTGGATCAACACTAATATGACCTTTTTCATTCAATATTAGCCCATTTCCTAAATGAGTTTTTCCAGTGCTATCTGTGAAAGAAATGTTGTGAAATTCACACGCTTTCATTGTAGTACAATCACACATTCTCAAAGTTTTCATTCTTAACCAACCTAAGCCCTGCAAAATAAGCCTTTATTTCTGTCTCAGACTGTTTTATTTCAATGAAATCCTTATTATCTGTACGCACAACATATCCAAACAAATGATCATACTTAGGTCTTCCATTCCAAACAATACCAGCTCCAGGATGTCCATTGTGATCAAAAACAAACCTTCCGTTAATTACTAACAGATCTTTGTTAAAAAGAATGTGAGTTTTTGATTTAGCGTTGATTTTCTCAATGGTTTCTTTGATTAGTTCGTACTTCTCAAAGTCTGATTCGGTTTTAAAGTTTTCTTTTTTCATGTTGGTTTATATATAATTTCTTCAACTATCTCCATTTTTCCAGAGAAGTATTTTTTGTACCTCTTAATAACAGTTCCATCTGGTAATTCAATGGTATCTAAATATTCCATAATCATTGTTTTTGTTTAAGCGCCCAATGTGATTTGCGTTCCTGAGTTATAGGGGTGTAACAATCGAAAGTAAATTTAGGCATTTCAACCGTATCACATGGCTCTGATTCAAAAAACTCTGTATGCCTCTCAAATGTTTTATCAATTGTGCTTTCTTGCTTATTTGTTGGTAAAGTTGAGACAATCAAAGCTCCAATCATTAGTAAAAAGGCTATTTCTAGGCCGTGTTTTTGGAGGAAGTTCATAACTTTTCAACTAAAGTAAGATAAACACGGTTGTAAGAAAGTCCACAATCCATGTTTCTTTTAATGACTGTTAATTGTTGATAAGGAACCTCATATAAAACATCATGAATAAATATAGATTCAGATAATAATGCGTTATCTACATCTTCAGGGGATAAGTTGAAAAACGCTTGAATCGAACGTCTTGATTGTGATGGTCCAAATCCGAAATCAATACCATAGTAGTATTTATCAAAGAAATTACTCGGTTCTTTTGGTGCTGGTAGTAGTTTCATGTCTGCGTTAATTATTCATGTTCTCTATTTGATGTCATTGTAGCCAATTCTTTAAAGTGGATTTCCTTTGCTCCAAATTCAATCGCTAATTTCTTTTTTGTCATGCAAATATCAAAATGTTCTCTAGGCAATCCGTAATCTTGAATCCACTTTCTTTGAACACCTATTTTATCGGCCATTTCAAGCAGTTCTTGTTGACTATCTGCAATCATGTGGCACATTATCATGTTCCTATACTTTGCTTCAAAATTATCAACGTAAACCATCCTATTCTTCCTCAGTTATCTCATCAGTATTTGGGTATAGTTCATCAATCCCTTTTCTACGGTCTGCAATATCAATTTGTTTAGTATCAATCCAGCCAAAGTTTTTAAGGGCAAAGATAGCTCCTGTTGGTGCGCTAGTTTGCAATAATTCTTCGTAATTCTGTTCAATTGTTAAACGCGCTTTCTTGATAGTGTAAGAAAAAACACCACTTTTTTCATAATCATAAAACGATTGTCTGCTTTCAAAACCTAAGAATAGTGCTAATCCTGTAATGGTAGGAACTTCAATTTCAATGACCTCACTTTTGTTACCTCTTTTGACTTCAATTTTCTTCTTTTTCATTCCAGATTTGAAGTACTTTTCAATTGCTTTCTTCAGTTCTTCATTTGATTTGAAAAGAGGAGGTCGACCCAATTCGGGTTTTTCTGCGTCAGCAGATGATTTTTGATTTTTTTTAGCCATTGTCAAGTCCTTTTAACGTGGTTGCTGCAAGATACAAAAAATAGTTGAATTCTAAGGTGCGCGGGGTGTGGCTGACTTAGCGAGGGGGTGGGGGGAAATAAAGGGCGGTTGTGTCATGGTTTGGGGTTGTTTTGCATAATATTTGTTATCTCTGATAACGCTATATTATGTAACTCAACTTGGGTTTGCGAGTAGGGGTGTGGATGATAGGAGGGGATTAACCCATAATTGCCATAGTCCCCACAGCACTAAGGACGACCGCGATCATTACAACTACAGCCATTTGTTTAATACTTATCACTGATTTTCTAGTTTCTTTTAGATGAAAGAGAATTTCTTCCAATAATTCATTGTCTGATTTATCACTCATGATTGTTTTTGTTTTCCAGGATGCTCAGACTGAGATAAAAAAAGAAGCGTGGAGCCTGTTCTCACGCAGTCAGGTCTACCACGACCGTAGTATATGAGACAACACTCCACGCCTTTAGCGTGCGTGCATCTCTATACTCTGCGTAAAGTGGTAGTTTGACCGCAAAGAGACACGTTCTACAAATTTCGTGTCCAATTTACACATTACTAATGTAGAAAAAATCCGTATAAGTACCTATTCGACAAAGTGAATGTTTAAACAGATGAATGACGGTTATAGGCTGTAAAGACATTTACCCAAAGGGCGTAGCGATTGAGAGTTTATTCTCTCATGTTAGCAGAGACATAACCGATATTATAGGGTGTGCTAGAATCTGAAGGATTCGAAACGGCCTATAATTGCCAAGGTTATGTTAAATCGCTTTCGTGCGCTGGCTACTTAACATAAAACAAGTTATAGGCATTTGTTATATTGGTTGAAACAAAAACAATGGAATTATCAGAATTAGATGATGAGAGTATTCGAATGCTTGATTTCGTTTTCAAGCACCATTATATGTATGACAAATTTGAAAATTGTAGTGACTCTGAAAAAAAGAAACATTACAAAGACGAGGTTAATAAAACCCACAAGGAGTATCAAACTATGACCTCAAAAACAAGAGACTACTATGACAACCTTGTATGTGATATTCTGGAAAATGAGGGAATTATAAATTGCGAACCATTAGAGTATGAAAACAGAATCTATAATGAACAAGTACATAATTTAGGTGATAAGTTCTATAATAATGGAATGTTCAAACCATTCATTGAAAAGAAGAAAAATTCAGAAAGTAAATCACAAAATATTGGAGATATTAATGCTAGTGGAGATGTTACTATTCAACAATCATTAGGCTCTGTTAATAGTCCCCAAACACAAAAAAAGAAAAATAAAACAGAAAAGGGCAGCAATAAACCGCATAAGCACCAATACGTTGCGTGGATTGTTGGAGGAATAATTACGTTAGTCGCTATAATTATTCCATTGGGAGCATCTAAGGGGTGGTGGTGGTGAGTAAGATAAAATACAATGATTGCTAACTGGATTAGTATTCCAGCATCACGAATCTTGTATTTAAGTCTCGCATTCGTTGGGCATTATTTTCAACATAATACATTTAACCAAAACGGCTTATAATATATATTATGTTCTCGTGCGTTGGCGCTATTTAACATAATGTTGTTATAGGTGGTGCGGAGCACTGACTATAACGGAACATTATGTTCAATAGCTATGTGTGAAGGTACTAATTTTTCTTCATACTTTTCGTAGAAAGGAAAATTTCACTAAGTCCGTGAGTTTACGAACACCGATTCTTATAATGATGTTGAGGTGATACTTGGATTTCGTTTAGAAATTCAACCCAAAGTTGAGGTCATACCGCGAATGCGAAAAAAGAGGATGTCTAAAGGATGATTTATGTTGATAGAAAAAGAACAGTTCTAGGCTACTGGCTTTATCCTCATCCTAAAAACACCCTCCTATAGTTCCAAATATTCTTTCAATGTCATTTCCGGCTTTTCTTTCGCCATTGTAAGAACGTGCAAATACATGACTGCATGAGCGCCCATTATTGAATGAGTATTTACGTGCTTGAATTCATCACAATAACTTGGGTGGCGAATGTAACACGCTGGTATTTTGTCGCTCAACTGAACCCGCTTCATTTCATTGTGAAATTTACTGCTGTCCCAATCATATTTCATCCACTGCTCAATGTGTTTGTATATGAACGTTTTTTCCATTCGTTTCCATCTAAAAAGACGGTTGAACAAATTATTTTTCAATGGTTTTGGAGGTTCTTGGATTTGGTATCTTCTTATATCTGCCATGTTAGTTAGTTTCAGTAAATATTTTCTTAATTCTCTTTATTCCTTGTTCTTTTGTCAATCCAAAATCTGACTCAACAAACCTTCCTTCCTTATGGATTTCAAGATCTATTTTATCAGAGATTGTTATTATTATTTTGAGGGTTTTGGTCATGGCGCTTACCTCATTTCTTTAATTATACTGTCAACTATTTTAATTTTTTGTGCCGAATTCATATCCCAAGGATCATCCATTCTTACGATTTTGCTTTTCGGTCTTTTACCCCATAATTCAGGAATTGAATCCCAAATAACTTTAGCCCTTGTTTCGCTCACATCATTATAATCATCCCATAATTTATTTGGGTAAAGAGTTCTAAACAGTGAATGACACATATAATCCTCTCCGTTCTTTAAGTCTAATTTAACTTGGATTAAAAGTGTTATTTTCTTTGCTTTTGTTAATTTTAATGCCTCAATTTTCATATCGTTTTCGTTATATATTCGCCTTTTTCCCAATAATGGTATTTTCCAACCGCTGCTAAATGCTTCATATTGACTCCAGCAATATAAATTGTTTCGCCTAATTCTTTGGCTACTTTTTGAAACTCATTCAAGCGTCTTCTTAAACTCTGAAGAGATTCAACCGGAACACACCGAACTTCTCTTTGAGGCTGTAATGGATAGCCATAATCATAACCCTCTATCCAACTCATGACTCCTCCTTTGCCATATTCTTATCATATTCAGTCGCAAATCCATCCTTCAAAGCTGTAATCATTTTCCTAATCTCATTCAAGGAAACACAATCATCTCCTATTATTTTAGACTGTTTTTTACAAAGGTCTTTGAGTGTATCTAAGGTTTTATTTATTTGCTTGAAATATGCAATAATATCCTTATCCTTTGACTCTGTTTTAGTCTTGGCTTTTGCAATAATGGTATCAACAAAGTTTAAAGGCACACGTTTAACTGAAAATTCTTTTGCAACGTGTTTGATGCTTGTGTAAATTTTTTCATAGTGTGATAATACCATTTTTCTAACTGGATCGTTTTTCATGTTTTGAATGTTTCGTTGTAATACTGTTCTCCTATATTTTCAGGGCCTTTTTCAAATCTATCCTTATGTCCATTTTTAAGCATTATAAAGTTGGCTTGGCTTACACTAATCTCCTCTGTCTCGTTGCAAGCGTCTATAATAACTTGCTTTTCTTTTTCTAGGAACTTTCCTTCTATTGATTTTTTAAAAGAAGTACAAGCGGTTAAATAGGCTTTCTTTTCTTTTTTAGTCCATCCTTCAAAAGATTCGTTTTCCAATAACTCAATATATTCCAATAGTTCATTTATTGGTGTTTTCATACCATTTCCTTTAAAAAAATTATTAGCTCTATTGAACAAATCCACATCTTTAGGCTCTTTGATTTTGCTTAAGAATTTATAATAACTATCATAAAGGTATTCACCAATTGAAATATCATTTCTTTTGCAGATTTGAGCGATTACTTTATGTGCTATGAAGATTTCCCTGGATTTAGTCATTATTGATGGTGTAAATACGGTTGAATCTTTCTTGCTTTCGCTTTTACCCTTAAATCAATATGTTCTTCATGCACATCTTTTGCATCAAAAATCATTTTCATTGCGTGTTTCAAATCGCCCATTTCTTTTGTAAGTAAAAATCTATTTGATTCCATTGAATTGTCTGGATGATGTGATTCATAGCCATGTCTAAGGATTTTGCCGATTACCTGTTGAACTTCAGCGCATTCCTCCATAAGAATTGCTAAACGTTCTAATTCATCAGGGTTTAATTGATTAAAGTGTTCCATAATTCATTGTTTTTGTCAGTAATAAATATACTCATTTTTTCAACACTTTATTCGACTTTACCAATCCCTCTTTTAACAAATGTTTAATCGCGTTTTCTTGGTTCAATTTGTAGAAATAGTAGTGGTTTGGTTTAATCTCAAGTTTGGCGTCATAAATTGGTTGCATAGTCATAGCATTCACGGCAATTGATCGAATTGGCTCAATTTCCAAAAGCTCCCCAGACTTCAAATTATAACTCCAGAGAACATGACCGTTCATTGGATTTTTAAGTTCACCAACAAAGCGTATTTCCTGCTGTTTCAACTCCTTTTCATGATTCTCGACTTTCGGCTTATTTTCCTTAAAGATTTCCTCCATCATTTCAAGTAATTATCCATAAATTCTTTCTGGTTATCAGATTTTCCTTTGATACATAAACATTGATTCATTGAATTAGGTGCTGCAAATGGATCTAAAAGATTTACAGGAACTTCATTATTTGATATCATTCCTCCATACGGCATAACTTTTATTGTTCTGTGTATTTCCCACTTGAAACCGTAATCTGTTTTTGTTGGTTCAACTAGTGTGCTCATTTCACCTTCTTTATTAATCATCATTATGCCCATTTTTTGACCGCCAAATATATCTTTGAAATCAATGATTACTAATTCATCTCCAATTTTTATTTTATTTCCTTGCCAATCGTTCATTCTACAAATAATAAATCCAACTCAAAATACTTTCATACTCCATAAACAGAAAAGCATCTGTTATAACCAACATAATCCATCCAAAATAACGCCAACAGTCTTTCATTTCAATCGGAACTTTCTTTACATAGATTTTGTTGATATCGTCGAAATTGCCGTTTTTCATTTTTCTTTCTTTCTAATCAAATTTTTATTCTGACTAATTTTGATCCAATCGTATAAATGAGGTGACTTATGAATTGCCATGCGGCTAATATTATTTTCCTTACAATACTCAGATACTTTTAAATAACCAAACGATTTTGGTCTAATCTTGAACACATAATGACCCCCACGTTGTGAACTATACCAAGCGACCATCCAAAAAATTGTATTGTCTTTCAGGGAATAGATTATTTCCTCATTATCAGACCACCCTCCTGTACTAATTTCGACAACCATTTCAATATCATTCCAAAGACTAGATTTAGGATAGCTGATTTTAATGAAGTTCTCCCACGCCCACATCTCTTGAACAAGCTCAAACAGCTCTACGAAATCCCTGACAGGCCATGTTTTTAAATCAGGCAATGTTCTTTCAACTAATTTACTGTTCATTCCTCTTCAGTTTGTCCAACCGTTTCAGGCGGTAAATACTCATACAATTCTACTATTTGGGTTTTCTGAACCAATGTAATATCATAAACATTCAACAACCCCTCTAATGATTCAATAAGGCGTTTATTTGCTTGTCCGGTATTGTGGGCTGTCAACAAATAAGTGTTAGTAACTGCTTTTTCTTTTCCGTTATCACTGTCTTCAACTTGGAATTTGATTTTACATTTGAACCATGTTGTTGCGTCTGGAAAATAAAACATATCTGACAGATCCAGTTTTGACATAGCTTGAACCGAAAAACTCCCTCTAACGTTTAATCCTACTTCATCATAAATTCGCTTTTCGGTGTCTGAAAACGAAATTGCATCTATTACATAAAGTTCTGAAACCGATTTTAATAATCCAGTATCGTCTTCCTTTACGTATTTAACCTTGGATTACATTGAAAGTTTACCGATAAAACTGTCGAATATGTTGTTTATCTGCTTTCTC